AAACGCCAGTCAATTCTAATGATAGTAATTTCTTAACATCTTCTGGTCTATCAAGAGCTAAGAAGATAACTTCTACATCAAGTTCACCAACTAAGATTCTATGAGTATAAGGAACACTCCAGGCGAAGTTACCCCAAGTTTCTTCTGGAAACCAATCTAACCATGTTTTGATTGTTGTAGTTCTAAGCTGTGGATTTGTATTTCTAATTACAGCCCATCTAGATTTTCTTTTACCTGTTGCATTCTTCTTTTGTAATAAAGCTCGTCTAAATATTTCAATACAACACGCTACCGATTTTCCAGAACCTACTGGACCACGAAGTCCTCTAAAGAAGTCTTCTGACTTCATAAACTTTTTAAGAGTATCGCCTTCTGGTTTGTATTTAAAGTTAATCGACATTTACACCAACATTTGCTTTTAACAGATTGTATATAGTTTCTTCACCAAAAGCTTCAACAAGTTTATCAGCTTCATAGTCTGTTATCATATGTGTTGGGTAATTTTTTAAATGTACTTTCTTAACAATAGTTCGTAATCGTTTACGATCTTTTAAACTTAGATTATTGAGGAACGACATTTTAATTCTTCTACCCTTTCTAAAACTATCTTAAGTATTTCTTCTTCTTTGCCAAACTTTTCTTCAAATGCTTTCTTAGCCATGTGTATAGAGAAGTTACCTTGATGATGGTCATGACATAAGGGAATTACGTGGAAGTGGCTTGTACGCCTTCCTATGCCAGTTCCAGGGGGTCTTATATGATGTAGGTTAGCTGGTCTTTCGCAAACATAGCAGCCAAGCTCAGCTACCCACCTCATATGTTCTCTTTCTTTCTTTGTCGCCATTACTTTTTCTTTTTCATTTTAGCCATGATCTTTTTTTTCAAGGCATCTGGTAATGTTTTTTGTTTTGAACTTAACTTGCTTTTTGCAGCAGGTCTTCCTCTTTTTGAACCATAGGTTCCTTTTCCGTAGGGCATTTATCCTCCATTACTTGTTCGTATGTTGATCTGCATCCATCTGGTGTTGCAGCACTAGCCATCTGTATTGCTTGTATATCATTATCGGCTGAATATACAATCTCTCTTTTGAGAGTGTCATCTTGCCATATGTTTACTTTGTAATTCATGTTCTCTCCTTTGTTTGTTGGAAGGAAGAACCTTATAGAACTAAAAAAAATTTTGAAACGCACTTAGCAATGCTAACGCCCTTGCCCTTTGTACCTAGTTTGTTTCTGTTGTAGTTTTTTGGATTTGTTCAGACTCTTTGTATGAACGCCCTTTCTTTTCTTAGGCTTATCTCGTGGTATAAAATGTGTGAACTTCTGCTTTGCCATGTGTACCTTTTTGAACCCTGTTGTCCGTGATAGTCGCCTCGTCAGCTATGGCTGATGATTTTTGCCCCCACCCTCCGACTCTGCGAGTCTACATGGAGTGGGTGCATACCAACGCCTCACGTTAAATCAATATTAATCTTAATATCCCCCTGTATGTTGTGACTCACCTTATCTGGTGCTCTCAACCCTACTCTATCGAGAATATCTCTACTAGCTTCTAGTTGAACGTATTCACTCCTTGCCCCACTGGATAGCTCGATCATCTTCCTACTCGCACTTACTGCCCCAAGTCCAAGAGTTTGTGCCACACGTTGTTGCATATACTGTTGTACCTTTGGTAAACGTAGTGTGCGAGAAGCACTTACTCTCGCTGAATCTTTACTAACATTTGTTGAATATCCTGCTGTTTTAGCAGCTTCAGTTATACTACACCCAGTAGCTACGATAGTATCTACTAATGCTCGTTGTTTCTCTGTAAGATCGTCTTTCATAACACTTATTTATTCTACCCTTATAGGTACGTAGATATTAATTTTCCTTGTGTCAAGACAAATAACAGACCTTTAGTGATATATCAAACTCACATAACTAGATGTTGTATGGCGACTCACAGGCTCTAGTGCTTTGCACCCAAGCCCTTCGGTCTTGTCCCTAAAGGGTAACGATCCTGGTCGCAAGTAATGGAGTTGCCAAAGGCAACGCTTAGAACCCCATACGCAATTAGCTTCGCTACCATTCGCTGTTGCTCATTATTGCTATGGGTCCCCCTCTACACACGTAATCGCTGGAGTATAACAAGGAATCCCCTCATCCATTCAATAGGGCGTAATGTCCACAAGGGACATGAACGCCACACCCTAAAGGGTGTCGAGCTATTGAGTGGCGAGTACTCCCCTTGTTTACTTAGCGATACCACGTGCGTTAGGCACTGGTTAATATAAACGATAACAGAAAGGTTACTATGGAGTACGTTAAATACTATGAGTTGATAACTGATGAACACGATAGAAAAAGAGTTGTTGAGTTATCAATGTTAAGAGAAGAAGCTGTAGTGAAATCTGACTATGATAAAGTTAGTGAGCTAGATAGCGAAATATACAATATAACAAAAGGAGTTAAATATGTTAAGTAGTGAACTAAATCAACAAGACTATTCTGATAGCAGACTAGATGATATGCAAGATGTATTAGATTGTGTGGATATGAAAGCTGGTATTAAGACTTTCTTTGACACAGTTATCTCACCATTTGCTGATCATCAAGATTGGACAATGTTGGCTGAATGGAATGCTAATAGTATTATTGGTGTATTCCAAAGACATCATGAGCAATGTATAAAATCTTTAGACAAGACTAGAGATCTTATGAAGAATGCTATGAGAGAAGATGTTGGCAATGAGATCACTAAGCTAAATGTTGACAAGTTAATATTTAGACGAGATGCTCAAGAAGTTAATATCAAAAGAGCAGAAGCAATATTAAATGAGTTTCATATCTGTTATGAAGTGACATTTGGTAAGAAGTTTATGCCTCAAAGCAAAACTGCTGGTGTAAAAGATGTTACTAAAGAGATGAAAGAATATAATGTTGCAAGACTTAAAGAAGCTTTAGGTCAGAAATAATTAGATAATTAAGCCCTGTACTCATCATTGGGTATGGGGCTTTTTTTCTCGCTAAGAGCCTATTTTCAAAACGTTTGGCGTTGAAAATCATTGGGCGTTGCTGCCGAAACTCTAACAATAAAAGGATAATATGAGAAACACTATAGACTTAATAAGTCAGTATCATAATGCAGTAATACAAGCTTTGTTATTATTAAATGGACACAATCTACAAAATACTCAAGCTTATAGAATGTTAAATGAATTAGCAAAGCAAGAAGGTGCATTATATGATGCTGCTGAAAAAGAGTTAATAACTAACAGAAAGGAAAAACAATGTTAATAAAACTACAAAACTGGCTAATGAATGTTGCTGCCAAATGGATTTGGATTGCAATCATGTTGCCAATTAGAATCATTCTAGGTTTAATATTTGCTGTATCAAAGCATATGCCTACTAAGGTTGAATTACCTTACAAAGTTGTTAAGAATGAACAACGTAAAGAAAACTGGTATAATTAATGGATGTAATTATGAGAATCATGATGACACTAACAGGACTTATATTAGGTATGTTAGGTATGATAACAGCAATACATTCTGATCACTATGTATTAGGGATCTTAATTAGTTTTGCTGGTGTCATGACAATGTTAACAGGACTACCAGATAACCAAAAGGACAGATGACTAGATACAAACAACATATAATAGATGAACTAGCTAAGTTGCAATTTGATTATGCAGAATGCAAAATTGAAATGGCTGAATTTATTTCTGGTATAACTAGACTAGGAGTAGATTCACCTGGCGACATAGAGGAGCATAGATCAAATGCAGAAGAAGCAAGATACGACTACAAAGTATCTAAACATGAAGATAAGTTTTAAAGAGATATTTGATTTACAACATATATTAAAACTATATTTTCTAGAGCAAGAAGCATTAGCTTATAAAAATACTAAAGATATTAAATGTTATAACTTTAATGAAAGATTAAAGCATTTAGTAGCATTGTATGAATTAGAGAATCCTAGCGTAGAAGATTAGTCGGTATCATTACTGCTCCCTTATTCTACGATAAACACACAGTTGCGTTGCACTGTGGGGATTAAGCAACGCACATAGCTATCCCAAGAAATGAGATAGCTTTAAACAGAAAGAAAGAAATAACTATGAAAGGTATAGCTATATGATGTCCGTTATCAAAGAAAAAGCAAAAACTCTACGCACAAATGTAGAAGGGGTAATACCTAAGTTTTTTGGATTTTTAAAATATATTTTAATAGCCATATTATCTGGATTAAGCTGGGGTTTATACTTCACTGGCTTAATTATAGATATTAGTAATCACTATGTAAAATTTATTAAACAAACAATAACAAAGGAAAAAAATGACTGAAGATGAATTGTTATCAAGTGTAACTAGAAAAAAAACTAGAAATCAAAATACTGAAAAATGGGGAATGTTTGGATTATCTTTAGGTAAAGAGAATTATGACAGACTACATACTTATTGTAATAAACATAATCTATTTAAAGCTACTTTAGTTAGATCATTAGTAATAGATTATTTAGATAAAGCAGAACAAAAGGATGACAATGTATAATGTAATACTATGGAAAGATAATGACAACGAAGACATTCATGTATTTAAAAACAAACCTACATTTGATGATTTGTATAAACTTATTGGATGTGAATTAATTGAAATTACAAAAGGTTATACCGAAGAATTAGGTACATTTGAAATGCACATAGACGAAGAAGGTAAGTTTAATAATTTAAACTACCCAAACAAAAGAGCAACTAAAGCTTGGTATGCTTGGCAACAAAGAACTAAAAGAGCTTGTTTGCCTGGCGACAATTTAGTTGGATCTGTTGCTATTGTTAAAAAACAAAAATTCAAACCAAAGGAGATGAATGGCTAATTGTTATTATCATTCGGTATCATCAGTTAAAAAATGGGGTGGTAAAACACAAGACTACCAACCTATACATGACTGGTTTGACGAATCAAAAAAGATTATTGCACACTGGAGTCATAGAGCTTTGCGACACCACGCTGAAGGTTGTTTTGCTGCCGAACAAAAGTTTGGCACATCAATAAAAAATTCTGATGGTAAAATGGTTCCTGTCAGATTAATTGCAGAAAGACATATCGTAGAAGACATGGGTTGGATCCCAAGTTTTTACGATTGGGCAATATTAATCAAGCCAACCAAATGGACAATGAAAGGTTATAGAAATGTCGGACAAGACAATTGAAGACGTACTAAGAGCATTACATACACAAGGTATTACTAAAGTAGAAATAGAATACTCTGGTGGTAATGATGAAGGATCATTTGATAGCCCAGTATTCTATGCAGAAGATAAATCTGTGACAGTAGACTGGACTAAAACTTTAGATCTTGATGAAGACGAAGACTTTGATGATGGTAACTTTGAATCATTAATCTATGCTGATGAAGGTAGATTAAATCAATGGTATTCATTTGCAGGTGAGTATTCTGTCAATGGTACACTTACCATTAATACAGAAACAGGTGACTTTAATGATAGTGCTGATTACACACAATCAGAATATAGTGATGCATCACAGTCTGGTAATGTTTTTAAAGATAAAAAAGAAAATATCTTTGAAAGATTAGGTGTAGAAAAATGACACCTAAAGAAAAGAAAGAGTACACTAAATGGGTAAATAGTTTTGCTAATCAAAAAACTGTTACCACTAAAACAACTAAAACAAAAAAGAAAGGTAAAGATGAAACCAATAAGAAGTAATGAACTAAACTATCTTGATACACTTATACATGACAAGTTTAGAAACAGAAGACAAAACATTGAGTCAGAAATAGAAGCTGCTACTCAAAAACAAACTGATAAAAACTATCCAAAGTTTGTTGAAAGATTAGGTCTTAAAGCTCAAATCAAAGCTTATAAAGAAGCTGATATGAAACTTAAAAAGTTTCAAGAACAAAAAGAATCTTATGAGTCTAAATTGTTTGCAGCTAAAACAAATAAAAAAATAGAGCTTGAACAAAAACTTCAATCTTGGGCTTCTATTAGAGGTTGGCAAGGTAATTACAATGACACAATGGAAATAAGCATTAAAGATTATGATGATGTTTCAACTATATTGTCTAAAGCTTGTAAACAAGAAACTAAAAAGTCAGTAGAAAAACTACCTAAGTTTAAAGTAAAACATGATTTAGATTTACTTGAAGAACAAGCTAAAAATGTTTTATATTCTGGTAGAGATATAAAAGATGTATGGAAACATTTAGGTAATACATTCAAAGCTTCTGGTGTTCCAGTAGCTGCACCTAAAGAGTTC